CCCCGGGTTATCCTTCGGTTACATGCTCGTACAATAAAAACTGAAGTCATTCTGTGCTCCGTTTCGCCGGTGTAATTAAATTTGACCAGTTGCAAAAGCAAACTCTGCTTCGTACCCACTACGGAACCAGCCCTTGTAGACCGACTTGCCGTTTTCAGTTACCGTAACGGAGTCTCCACGCCGATTGATTTTCATTTTCAAGACGCGACCATTGAACTTCATCGTGGCGCCGGTTTTGCCTTTCTGATACGTGGATTCAACTTGGTTCCGTATTTCTTTGCGAGCCCGGGCAACTTCCTTTGCCAAGTCTTCTCGCTGTCTAAGAATCTCCTGGAATTTGTCGTACAGTTTAAGTTCTTTATCAACTAATTTATTGTAGGATTCAAGATTCATAGCCATTTGTTTCTCCGTTGCGTTATTGTATGTAAGTATTATAACAGTTTGGGTATTATTGGTCAACCACAAAAAAGGCACTGTAAGTCATTGATTCTATTAGATAAATTTAACGCACGGGGGAATACTACGGCTTAGACGTATGATTTTGCCCATCGTTTTAAGCAATTGCTCTTGCAGCAGAGTTTGCCCAAAGCCAGTGCAGGCATTTATACCTGCTTGCAGTCGCTTGACATCAGCTACCAGGTCTTGCTTCCTTTGCACTTTTTTGGCGTATTCAACCGGGACCATAGCTGGCATTCCACCAACTGTCATACGCACATGATCTTTATACATTTAGTGCTCCGTTGCGTTATTGTATGTAGCTATTATAGCAGTTCGGGTATTATTGGTCAACCACAAAAAAGGCACTGTAAGTCATTGATTTTTTTAGAATCTAATAAGAATCCATAATATCACGATCACTACCACTGCTATAAGAATTTGAGAGTCTGTCATTGATTCTACTTAGAGAACTATTGCCAATGCTGTATAATAACAGGATCTTGTATTTGATCTGGCTTGGGATGGCCATGGAATACCAGCACAGAGGTATTGTTTGCAATGTTTGTTCCTGTGCCGGGCGCAAGATATGTTCTTTTTTTGAAATTGTAACCGCCATCCAACGCTTGCCAACGCCAACTTCTTATCTTCTCGGTGTCAAAGTATCTAAGTTGAGATTTTGGTATTTTAACATCAAGATAATCTTGATCGCCGTGATGTTGCTTCATCACAGTGCGTATATCTTGAGTACTAAACTCTCGCCATATTGGCGCATATTGCCACGTATCCCACCACATGATACTGGAGTTCATGGCATACTGTGTTTCTCGCCAAAGATACTTAAAGTCCCTGACTGCCCAAAAATATTGCAATGGTAATCGACATATCCAATCTATATTGCCAGTTATTACCACATCAAGATCGAGATACAATAATGGGCCTTTATAATGTGTCTTGGCATTAAACATCTGCATCTTGTACCACCAAGCTTTTTTAGGACCATAAATGTTCCAATCCAATAACTCATGCTTGATAAAGGGCGCAGGGACTACACGATGTGCTTCGGTATAGACATGCAAGCGCACACCTGGGGTAAGGTGTCTACTCAACATGCTGTACAAGCGTTCTACATAATTCCAACTATATGCATCACCATGTATAACACATGCACAATCTATTGGCTCTGTAAGCGGTGCGATTAAAGGGCTGGGGCGATTCTTTTTAGCCATGATCCCTCTTGCAATTCTTGTACAGTATACTCTGTATGTGCCATTTCAATTAGCCACTGTGATCTATCAATATCATATGCAGTTTCTATTCCACGGAATGCAACGGATACCGGATGTGCCAAGCTAGTTGCATCAACGATGGGACGAATACCAGCAATAGCAGCCTGTATTCCGGGCCCACTATTGTGATTTACCACAGCATGACAGTCCAATGTCATATCAAAACTATCATATGTGTTGGGCAACCGAGTGGGTGTTTCGATATGCACATCTGCTGGTAATAATTTAACATTAATAGGTGAGCGTGGATGTGGCCTTACTACAATGGGCCTATCTGTTACAGCACGTACATTGGTAATCTGTTGGTTTATCCAATTTTCCATGCTGCCGAGTTTGATCACCTGCTGACTATTGCGATGTTGAGCAGCAATCAGTATTGTAGAGTTTTGATTTTGTGCTGTGGCTAGTTTGACACCCAATTTCTTCGGACGATCAAGGTCAAGATTTTCTCGATGCCCATAATAGCCCTCGGCTGTGATGTTGTTCACAGATATTTTCCAAGTATGTCCTCGTACAAGAGCACCTATATCTATGATGATCACCGGGCGAGATTTTGTGCGATAATACTCATATACGGATCTATTTGATACCATGCGACCATGCCACAGCACCGACCATATCAAAGCTGCATCTGCATCCCAACTGTTCTGTACGGTGGAGATACCGACACTTTGTAAGTGAGATAACACTGCTGACATAATTGGAGTACTGTTTCGAGCACATGCCTCTGGAAAATAGCCAACGGATTTTATTATCAAATAAATATCTTTATGAAATATACTGTTATCACAACGTTTCACCAAGCAGGGCTTGAACAATATGGGCAACGCATGATTGACACATTTGAGGCACTATGGCCTGCAGATGTCGCTCTTGTTATATATGCTGAAAATTGCCAACCCCGTACAATTAGACCAAACACCACTGTTATAAATCTTCTGGAGGTCAGTGCAGACTTACGTGTGTTCATTGATCGGCATCGTGACAATCCACTTGCTCATGGTCGTGCTGGGCCTCCTGAGGTATTTGATCCAAAAAAACAATTCCGTTGGGATGCCGTACGGTTTAGCTACAAGGTATTCTCTGTTGCACATGCTGCGGAACACTTATCCACTGATTGGATGATATGGATAGATGCTGATACGCATACACATACTCCTGTGCCAATGTCGGCATTTGATGAATTATGCCCAGTTGGCTCGGGGTTAAGTTATCTTGGTCGTGGAGAGAAATATCACAGTGAGTGTGGTTGGGTGGGTTACAATCTTAATGATCCCGATTGCAAGAAATTTATACAAGATTTTGTCACTATGTATAAACAGGATGATATCTTTAAACTATCCGAATGGCATGATAGTTATGTATGGGATCAAGTAAGGAAGCGGTCATCACCTGCTATATTTCATAATCTCAATCGTCATATGCATTCTAAGAATCTATCTGGACATCCATTTATCAATAGTGCATTGGGTAATTACATGGATCATGCCAAGGGTAATAGGAAAAAATATGGACATAGTTTATCTACTGATATACAGCAACATCAAGATCATCCGTATTGGAAACAAATTTTACAATCACAAAAGGCATAACGATCATGTATGAATCATATGGTTGGTGGTTTCCGGATACTGAAGATCATTTCCCCAAGATGATTGCCAAGGGTATTTCCAAGGGTGGCCCTGCTGAATACCAGTGGCAAGTCAGGGATAAAAGTTTAACACATGTCCGGCAACGACGTACTGCGTTGGACATTGGTGCTAATGTGGGACTGTGGAGTCGCAGTTTGATTACCAAATTCGACAAAGTCGTTGGGTTTGAGCCAGTACCAATGTTCAGAGAATGCCTTGAGAAAAATGTCGTAGGTCAAAACTTCTTTATTAGTCCAGTAGCATTAGGTGATAAAGACACACATGTTAACATGATCATTACTGAAGGTAATACTGGACATACTCACATTGATCCTGCTAGCATTGGTACGGGCAACACTCCCGTGATAAAACTCGACAATCTAGGTATTGATAATGTGGATTATATCAAGATAGACTGTGAGGGATACGAATATAGAGTATTGCAAGGTGGTGAACAGACTATACGTTATTGGAAACCGGTGATTGTAATAGAACAAAAGCCGCATGCGGCATATAGCAAAGAGTATGGTCAGTTTGCTGCTATTGAATTGTTAGAATCCTGGGGCATGATAAAATTAGATCAAGTCAAAGATGATTGGGTCATGGGTTGGGCATAAATCAAACATGAAAACATTTATAATTAGATTAAAAGACAATGCACTGTCAGAGAAATTGGCTGATGAGTGTATAGAACAGGCAAAGAAATTTAATATCTATCCTGAAAAGTTTGATGGCATAAATGGTCTTACATATCCAGAACATCTAGACAAGTTAAATATTCGACCATTGAAAAAGTTTAAAAAGGGGCGACCTGGAGTATTTGGCTGCTTATTGAGCCATTATTATGTCTGGTTGCAATGCCAGGCAGATACAGAATCTTATCTAGTGCTGGAACACGATGGATATATGATCAAGGCTATTCCGAAACTTATTGAAAAACGATTTTCAGATATCTTAAAATTAGATTATATAAATCCCTATAGCAAAGAATATACACGCAGGATAGAACAAGATGCAAACAACCCATTAGAAATAAAAACAGTTGCACCCTGGGTTGGCTCATGTAATGAGGATATGAATCAAGGTGCCGGCTGGTATTCAAGAGGATCTTATGCTTATATTATCAAACCGCATGCAGCTAAAAAACTTGTTGAATGGATTAAAATAAATGGATTTTTACCGTCCGATCAGCAGTTAGGAAGTTATGCAGCTGATATTAAAGTATGTGATCCAAGTATTGTGCAATTGCATCCTTATTTTTCTCCTGAAAACGGATTAATAAAAGCTATGTCCATGACTATGAATACCGAGTTACTACAATGAAAATACGATTCACAAGTAGCAAATACAAAACCAGGCGTGCCAGTCATCGGTTGCGTGGTGAAGTAACTTGTCAGGCTCTGGTTGAACAAGGATATGATGCAAAAATATTAGAAGATTGGAATGAAGTTGATTCTGATACGTTGGTAATATTTTTAAAACTTAGTCAGCCCGAACAGATACAACAGGCCAAAGATCTTGGTGCTAAAACAGTTTATGACTTATGTGACAATAAATTTGGTGAACAAGCAGAGTATGAACCATGTTGTCGGCTTGCCGATGTTGTATCTGTTAATAGCATACAAATGGGAATAAGTGTTAAAGAACATACCGGGTTAGATGCTCTGGTAATGCCAGACCCATATGAACGTCCCCGTCTCGATCCTGTTTTTTCTCCTGGAGAAGAACTTAAATTATTGTGGTTTGGGAGTCAATCAAGTTTTAAATTTTTCCCCATAGTAGAGGTATGGCAACGTCTTGAAACAGAGATAGGTAATTATTGTTATACCATGATTAGCAGTAAAACCGATAGGTTGTTGGGTAAGATGCAGAAGCGGCAAGATCGTGGTGTTATTAGCGGGATCAATTTTGATAAACTGGATATGAGAACATGGTCTTGGCAACTGCAAGGTGAATTATTAGAAAATTGTGACATTGTACTGATGCCAGTACAAACTGATAATCCAAGAACAGATACTAAAAGTGCTAATCGGGTAATTGACAGTTTAATATCTGGGCGATTTGTAATCACAACACCACTGGCAAGTTACGAAGAGTTTGCTCCATATACCTGGCAAGGTGATTATATCGAAGGAATTAAGTGGGCCTGTGCTAATCCTGATCAAGTAATTGAAATGATCACTGCCGGGCAGAAATACACACAGGAAAATTATTCAGCACAGGTGTTAAGTAAACAGTTAATCAACACAATTATAAAACAATTACATTTAACGGAGACATAATGTCGCATGTACAGCAAATAGAATACGTAAATTCAATTAAATCAAATTATCTTAATTATTTTCAAAATAAAAAAATTTTAGAAGTAGGTAGTTTAGATATTAATGGTAGTGTACGGACATTTTTTGAAAATTGTGATTACACCGGACTCGATGTTGGCGAAGGTAAGGGTGTTGATATGGTCTGTGAAGGGCAAACTTTCCAAGGAGAATCAAATTCGTACGATGTTGTGATTTCTTGTGAATGCTTTGAGCACAATCCTTATTGGCTAGAAACTTTTGAAAATATGTATAGGATGTGCAAGCCAGATGGATTAGTAATAATGACTTGTGCCACCACCGGAAGAAAAGAACACGGAACATCCAGAACCTCTCCTAGGAAAAGCCCGTTAACCGTGGCCAAGGGTTGGGATTATTATAAAAATTTAACCGAAGAAGATTTTAGAACCAATATAAATTTTGATGAAACATTTTCTAAATATGAATTTTCTAACAA